CAACGATGACCGAAGACGAAGTGAAGCAGATGCTGGATGAGGAGTGCGCCGGGGCTCGGCGCCTGACCATTATGCTGCGCCTGCACCAGCGCTACTGCACGGTGCGGATGGAGCGCGAGCGCAAGGCGATGCTGGCGTGAGCGATACGGTCAACCATCCAGCACACTACACCGCCGGCGGCGTTGAGTGCATCGACGCGCTGGCGGCGGCCACCGTCGGTCTGGAGGGCATCGAGGCGGTCTGCACCGCTAATGCCATCAAGTACCTGTGGCGCTGGAAGCGCAAGAACGGGGTCGAGGACTTGCGGAAGGCCCGCTGGTACCTCGACCGGCTGATTAGCCTTTCCGCAGTACCTCAATTGCCGAAATAAGCGCAGCGACGGCGCTCCCGATAGCGGGGAGCGCCTCGGGCGAGATGTGCAGGCCAACGGCGCCAGCGAACAGCGCCAGCCCGCGCCAGGTGCTAGGCTCTTTAGCCCGGTCGATGAAGTACTGCATGACGCCCCCTACGGTAGGTTGATGAGGTTCTCAGCGATGCGCCGGGACCAGCCTTTGCCAAACCGACCAAACGTCTCTAGCTCGGTCATGAATTTTAGCCGTTGACCGTTGAACACGGCGGCCAATTTGTACGGCTCCATTGCCACCACCGCGCTTAAGGTCTTGTGGCCGATGACACCATCGTCCGCGACGCCCACCGCGCGCTGGAGCCATTTAACAGCCTGGCGGACACCGCTATTGACCGCCGCGTCAAACACAGCAAAGCGAACGTGTTTCGGCAGTTCGTCGGCGTGGACGACGTCCCAGAAGTCGCGGTGGTAGATGGCTTGGGCGCGGGGCAGCGTCAGGCCGGCGATGTCCTCACCCGGATAGGCGCGCTTGGATATGCCGTACTTTGTCTCGCCGCCGGGGTCTTTCGGGTCGTTGACGTAGCCGCCTTCGTGCCCGATGAGTACTTTGAATGCGTCTTCAAACGTCATTTGTCTACCTTGGAGTCTAGTTTGTCAAAGATGCGGGTCAGCATTTCTTTTACTTCGCGGATGTCTGAACGGTAATCTTCGCGCGAAATGTAAGTGCGGGGGATGTCCTCGCGCAAGCGCGAAAGGTCAGCGCGGAGTTCGATGGAAGCCTCCCACACGGAGCGGCCAAACCATCCAATAATTGCCATCACAACGCCAAGGATGATGTTAAAGAGTGTTTGGTAGTCCACTGTTAATCTCCGTCGCGGCGTTGGTCAGTGGCAATCTTGATGCCGGTAATCAGGCCAATGAAGCCGCCTACGATGGTCTGGAACGCAGGCAAGATGGCCTCAAAAATCTTGTTGTTGTCCACTTTCTCGTCAAACAACCCAATCATCATACCGCTGACCATTGAGACTAGAATCAACGATAACGTCGTTGTGGCGATGAGCGTGACCCAAGTGCTTAGGCGGTCACGGGGGGTCACTACGGCGCTCCGAGCTGGTTGGTGTTGCCGGCGGCTTCTTCAGCCATACGCGCGGCTTCTTTTGGGGTCAACAACGACTTTGAGCCAAAACGGTTGTTGTTGGGGTTCGGCGTTAGCGCGTTTATCGTAGCACCTTTAAGCGCGGCACTTGCACTAATCTGCTTTGAAACCGGCACGCGGAATTTACGTTTTGACGCGGCCAACGCGGCTTTTTCCAGCGCCGCCCGTAACGTCGGCGAGTCCAGCAGTTCTTTGCCGATTTTAGCCGCCAACGGCCCGCGAAGATTTTTGGTCAACAACTTGTTGGTGTTGTTGTACAAAATTTCTTCGATGATGGTCAGCGGCACTTTGGCACTTTCGGGCTTGATTTCCCGCTCCATCGCATTGGGGACGCTTCGACCGTATGACAGCAGTTCATCAAACTGAGACTCGTCGGACAAGAACTTCTCGACGTCTTGCACCGCGCGGGTAACGTCGTCCATCGTATTGGCCGCGATTGCGTTATCCGGTGCGGCGTTCAGCGTAGCCTGCAAATCGGAAATAGACCTTACTTCCGACCTAAGCTGAGACTCAAAATCAGACACGTTCCTGCGAGCCGTATCTACCGATCCGCGAAGTCCAGCGCCTGTTTCTTCGGCCACACGCGCTGCTTCACCTCGCGCGCGTATTGCTGACAAATCAGCGCCAGCGTCTTCATAGATGCCTAGCGGGGCTCGGTACTTATCCATGAACCTGGCGTGCGCTGCGGGGTCTACCGCGCCGTTCCTGATGACTTCTTGCCGGTACCGCTCGCGGATACCCGCCTCCATCGATTCAATCGCCACCGGGTTGTCGCCCAGCATGTCCAGAAACCGCCGCGCAGGCGTTGCGCCGCCTGGCTTAAAAAAGGTCTTAATAATATCTTCGTCGGCGATGACCGGCGCGCCGTTGCGGTTTAACAGCATGTTTCGCTGTTGATTGCCGGACCTAAACCGACGCACATATTCTTGCCGGAACAGCGCATCTGCGTCGGCAAACGCGGTCTTAAGCTCTTGCGGGATTACGTCTTCGGGGGCGGAATTGATTAGCCCCTGCACTGAGCGCTTCAACTCGCGCAAGTTACGCAATTTCGGGCGCAGTTCTGGGTTCTGCGCCACAGACCGCATATCGGCATTGACCGCGCGAAGGACCGACGTTAATTCCGGCCACGTCATAGTGGGCTCGCCTTCAGTGCGTTGCAGGTTCATAAACCCACCGCGCTGCGTGCGTCCGCGAATTGCAGCTAAAGCATTTGCTAACTCAGGGACGTCTTTAGCGGCAAATCCCGCATCGCCGATTATGTTTTCCGCTGCGGTTCGCACGCTGCCTGCGGGAATAGGTGCCAAATCGGCGCCTAACGCATCAACCTCATCATAAGCGTTGCGGGTAATTGTGCGCGCGCGAGCTTCAGCCGACGTAGCGGCGCCGCGTGTTTGCCGCCCTATTTGTTCTAGGTCTTGCGGCGGAAAATTTTGGTCCGCTACGTTTTGCCGTGCAAAACCTTCCGCCGTTTGTTCTGCGGATTGAAGACTAGCTTGCCGTTGCGCCAATTCGCGCGCGCCGGTGGCCTCCACAAATTCACGCGCGCCGGCCAGCGGGCCAGCAAGCTGTTGGCGTTGCTCAAGAGCAACGTCGGCTGTGTTTCGCACAACTTCTTCGTCTCTTAAACGCTGCGCGACAAAGTTAGCCAGCACCGGGTCTTGCTGAAGCACGGCAATAGTTTGGCCAGTTTCGCCGGCTTGGGCGAAACGTGCCGCCTGTTCCATGCGGGCGATGTTTTCGGGAGTGACACCTTGCTCAAGAAGCTGATTTGGTGTCGCGCCCCCAAACGTCCTCAGGTATAGCTCGTTGGTGACGCGGTCGGTCAACTCGCGCCGCCCGGCTTCGGTGCCGGAATAAATTGACCGACCAAGCTTGCCAATTTCACTGCCCAGAAAACCACCAATGCTAGTCAATACTTTAGCAGCGCCAATAGGCGCCACACCACCCGCCAGCCCAGCCGCCATTTGTCCGCCAGGCCCCATACCCGACTGACGCGCTAATTCTGACGATGCGCCAGCGGTAGCGCCTGCGATACCCTGCGTGATGGGTTGTTCGGCAAATGTTTGCGCAAGGAACTGAGGCATTGTTAGGCGCGCGCCTGGCGCCGTAGCTGACAACGCAAGCGCGGGTGCGGGCAGCTGCGTAGCGCCCAACCGCATCGCACCACTCGCCAACATATTCGCGGCGCCCGCGCCGGTAAGCGCGCCAGCCCCACCTCGGATGGCGGCGGTCGTTGCGGTTTCGGGCGCTTGGGGTACGCCCGCCATGTTCAGCAAATTGTTTATGCCTTGCGACGTGGACGGCAGATTGGCGCCGGCCAGATTGGCAGTACCAGCCACGATGTCATACGGCAGCCCCGGCAACGCCACCGCGCCTTCCAGCACCGCACGGGAGCCGGTCACAAGTTCTTTGGGCGCGCCCAGCCATTTCTGACCGAATAGCGGCTTGTCATACCACGCGGGCTCAGGTGCTGGTGCGGGGGTAACGGCTTTTGGTGTGGTTTGCTGTTTTAATTGTCGAATCGCATCGGCAAACACTTGAGCATCTTCAACATTACCCGCCGCATCGGCTTTAACTAGCGCCGCGCTAAGTTCTTCGATGGTCGCCATGTGTTACTTACCGGGGTATTTGTCTAAGAGTTTAGTTGCGCGAGCCACGGGGTCATCTTCGGAAGACGTTCCTGCTGCTGTTTCTCGCGCGGACGTACCCTCATCGGCCATTGCAGGGCTAACAAACTGTCCTTTTCGTTCGGTCATTAAACGCACAATTTCGCGCGCTGCCGCTTTACGAATTGCGTTTGGAAGATTTCCATTCGCAAGCTGGCCCGCAGCTTCCTTATATGATTGCGTATCTTTATCAGATTGCGGGCCTTCAAATCGCGGTACCATTTTCAGCACCAAATCCGCGATAGGTTGCAATTTTGAAATAGCTATTGCGCCTGGCGTGGCTTGCCCGATAACACCCGCTGCCGTATCGGCAAGCTGCCCTAACCCGCTACCCGTAGATTGGTCGATAAGACCGCCATCTTCTGCGGCGGTGCTAAGCTCAATAATGGCGCGGTCAAGGTCTAAAGCTAGTTGCTTACGTTGCGCGGCGGTTTTCTCAAACGTCGCGCTGGGTTTGCCTTTAGGCGGCGGCGCTCCCGCAGCGGTCTTAGGTATGACTTCTTCGCCGCTTGCGGTAAACATCCTGACGTTGCCGGCGTTGTCGGTGATAACTTGCGCGACTTTGCCCGTGTCGCCTTTACCAAACATCTGGCGATATAGGGCTTGCGTGTCTGGGTCTTGCGACTTTAGCCACTCTATCATGCGGGCATCCGCTGGCAATTGGCTTGCGTCGGTGGGCGCGCGCGTCGAGTCTAGATTGACTTTTTGTTGCATCAATCGCGTGTATTCCGGCGAACCTGGCACATACCCTGCCGCACGGACCGTACGCTCATAATCGGTGGGTTTGTATTGGTCCAAAAAGGTTTTGGCGTCCATCACGTTTTGGGCGACCAACTTCTGGTCAAACACGGAAGGAAGGTTAGCCGTCGAACCTGGGCGAAGCGCCTCTAGCTCTGGCAACGCGGCTTCGTAAGATGTTTGGTCGCTAATACGCGACCAAATATCACGGCCAGCGGTGGCAATTTTGGTTTTGCGGTCTAGGTCAGCACTGTCGGCATCGATTAAGGCTTTACTCATGGCAAGACCTTTTGCGCCATACTGAGATGCGATTTTAGGGTCGCGAAAATCAGCGCCAGTCCGAATAGCCTCTCTCATTGCCTCAACGTCAGCCATTTCACGTTGCGTTTCGGTTAACTTCAGCGCGTTCAGCTGCCCTTCTGATTGAAGACCTTGCATCTTCATCATCATGGCAAGCTGATTCATCTTCGTCGCCGGGTCGGGGCCGGCGAAGTTAATCGGCGCGACGCCTTGGGCAAGAACAGGATCTAACGGCATTACTCTATCCCCTAGCTAAGATATCTCTGCATCAGCGCGTTCATAAACTCATTCTGCTGGGACTGCCCAGGTATCGCGGCAGTGTTCTGAATCGCCTGATTCCAACTCTGCTGCGAACCCAAATACCCCGATGCGCGAGCGTTCGCCGCGTTCTGAATGGCGTTAGCCTGCGCCGTACCCGCACCGCCCAGCGCGTTGCTACCTTCACTACCATACCCCGCTGCCGCAGCGCCCATTGTATTCGCCGACGTCTGCCCTGCGCCCGCCAAGCTCTGAAGCGGATTCAGCAGGTTTGTCCGGTTGGTCTGGTATCGATTATAGGCGTTTTGATATTCCTGCGACGCCAAATCCTGCCCGTAACGCTGGCTGGCCTTGAGCGCGCCGCCGGAAATAAGGCCGCCGCGCGCCGCAGCTTGCCGATCTACCGCCTTCAAACCTTCGCGCATACGGAACGCATAGCCGGGGTCGGCTTGAAAATCAGACATACCAAAGTTCTTGGCAAGCGACCCATAGCCCGCCGCGCCTCGATTCGGGCTAAGCCCCAGCAAGTCCAACATGCGGTTTTGCGCCGCCACACCGCTCTGCCGAAAGGGCTCTTGCAGTTCAACTTGCTTGTTGAACATCTTCTCCAACAAGGCCATTTGCTTGTCGGCGGTTTGCGACGCTAGCTGGCCCCCAGCGGTAGCCGCGTTGGCTTGCATCCGCGCGGCTTCTTCAGCAGCGTTGGCGCTCATTGCGCCCGAAATTAAATTGGCGCCGCCGCGTAAAAGGTCACCGCCTGTGATGCCAAACGTATCTTTGGCCGTTTTTAGCGCGTCACTCACCCAACTCATCTCGCCTCCTTTAGCCCCTGCTTGCGTTCCAAGTGCGCCAGCACCTTTAGATAATGTGTTCGCGGTGCCGATTGCACCTGCCGTTTTGGCGGCGTTAGATAATCCAGCTTGCGCGCCTTCAGATACCCAAGCCGCGTTTGGAAATAACGCGGTTGTGTTGATGTTGTTCAGCGTAGACTCAGCCGCACCGCCGGGAAAATAACTGGCGAACTGCGCGCTGCTCAGCTCAGGGCCGTATTTCAGATAGTTTAGCGCGTTGCTGGGTGCGTTTGCGATGGACGACCCAATGTTTCGCGCATAGTTAGCCCAGCCGCCAGCAGCGTTGACGCCGGACGCGATGTTGGCGCCGCTCATGCCGCCAAGATAGCCGCCGCCGGCGCTCAGCAAGATGTCGCCAAAATCGCCGCCTTCACCCGCCGTGCGACCGCCAGCGTAGGCCGCCGACAGCGCCGGGTTAACAAACCCAAGGCCAACGGTGATGATGGGGTCCAGAATCGACATGATGTTGAAGTCGCGCGGCGCTAGGGCGTTCTGCGCCTGATAGTTCCGCGCCGTCATGTCGAACAGAGCATGTACCGGCGCGTTGGGGTTCTGCGCCATCAGCGTCTTTAGCCCCGGCTGTCGTGCGTCGTCGCGCCCGTACTGGGCTTCGCTAAACGCGCGGTTGTAGCCCGCTTGGCCTTTGCGGTTGTTCGGGTTTTCGCGATACCGCTTCAGCCAGGCAAGTGTGTCTTGCTCTACGGTCGGTGACTCGGGGTCAATTCCGCGAGCGTACAGCCCAGCACCCGGCGAATTGGCGAACCGCTTGACGTCTTCATCGTGCCTAAACCCGCCAGACAGGCCGAAGCGGACCTTCACGCCGTTAAAGACGCGGACGTCCCCCTTCTTTGGCCGGCGATAGGTAGCCATCAGTCAACCTTTTACTCAGTCATGCCGAATTTTACGCCACAAGATAAGTGAATGAATACTGATACGTTACTGCCGAAGTAGAAGTCGGGCGAAGTCTAAATTGAGCGCAGTCATCAGTGGTATCGCCCAATATAGCCGCAGGAACGCTCCCATACACGCCGGTGCTGGTGGACGCCCCAGTTCCGCTTAAATTTCGCGAGCTGGAGAAATTACTCGCAATTGGCAGCGACATAAGGAGAATCGTATCTGTAGCAGATGCGGTTGCAGTAATTGAAACGCTTCCAATCACCGTCACCATGTCCCCTACGCGCATGTAAGAGCTAGCGCCAAACGTAACCGACGCAATGTTAGTGTTAGTGCTTACTTGCGCGGGGGTATACGAACCAGAGAAAATGTTGCCGTCTGTTGCGGCGGGCGCGGTGACGGCAACTCGGCTAGTCTTAATGCCACCAGTAACATCCGCCGCGCAAGTGGGAGCGGCGGTAATAACGCCCAAAAAGCCCGTCGTGTTTAGCGTAGTAAACGCGCCGGTGTTAGGCGTGACGTCGCCAATCGGCGGCGGCGCAGATAGATAGACGGCATTGGTTATCTGAAACCTGGCGCCGTCGTACACCACGGTAATTACTTGGCCGGCTAAGATGTCGCCAGCTGCCAACGCTAGCGTACCTTTTTTAGTGACCGTTTTTGCACCCAACCCGTTCAAGTTCAACGTCACACTAGAAGTTGCGTTAGTTCCGGCAGCAACAAAATTAAACATTTGTCCGGCGGCATACGCAATGAAACTTGACGAGGTTACGGTGGCCGTAATGGTATCCGAACCACTTACGCCGGTCAGAAACTGCACGGTGCCAAACTGGTCGCCACCACCGATATTATCAACGGTCCAGAGTTCTACGTTCGCGGCGGTCGCCAATTTGAATTTGTACGACGCAGCACCAAGCCAAACATCGGCCTCGCCCCTAGAGTCTAAGATGACGGGATTCGTATTGTACGTCGTGCCCGAGGCGTCATTGTAAGTCGCCAGCGGGGTGCTGGTGCCAGCCGTGTACGAATACAAAAGCCCCCCAGACAATGGATTGCCATTTGAATCGAAGAATTGCAGTTTAGGGGGCGGCGAAAGCGTGACTGACATGACAATCTCCGAAGGCTTAGTTAGCCATCATTGTAATCCAGTTGGTCCCATCGGACTGAATCATAGCAAATTTACCGGCGGTCGCCGCAAGAATTGCTGTGCCCGCCGTGTTGGACCCCAAGGGAATGACGTTGGATGACGCAGAAGTTACCGCAATCGCGGTGACGTTGTTCAAATACAAGACGCGGCCCGTAAAACTTGCGGCGGCTGGCAAGGTGACCGTGCAAGCCGTGGTCGTGAACCGCAACGATACATCGGTGGTCGCTACCGTGTAGGTGGCCGCATTGGTTAGGCTGGGCGCTCGAAAGGCAATCGAACCGTTGACATCCAAGTTGGTCGTCGGGGTTCGGCTAATACCGACTTTGCCGCCAAAATAGTTATTAGCCGTGCCATTAGCATAAAAGCCCCAAACCGTACCCGTCCCCGAAGTGTTGACGTTTGAAAAAAATCCATACGCGGTGCCGGTTGTGGCAGAAAGGTCATCGGCGTTAAACGCATAATTGGTACTCGCGCCAACAAGCGTAGAGTTAACGTAAAACCCAACCTGAGTTGTAACCGTAGAAGCGTTAAACGATGCCTGCGTAGCAAGAAAATGTTGAAGCCCAGAAAGGGTCGGGTGGGCGGCAACAACACCAATGCTAGTTGTATAGCCTCGCGCAGTGCCTGTTGCGTCAGTTTGCACGGTAGCAACGGTTCTATTTGAATACGGGTTTGCGCTCCCGGTTAAAGTTTTGTTGTTGTAAAAGTTAGTGCCTGCTGGGGCAGCGGAACCCACACTTGCGCTAGTTGACGCAACAACTGTCGTAAATGAACCCGTGGTGGGTGTTGTAGCGCCTACAGTGCCGTTGATATTGATAGACGCCGTGCCGGTCAGGTTGGTCACCGTGCCGCTGGACGGCGTGCCCAACGCGCCGCCGTTGACAACAAAGGCGCCCGCGCTTCCGGTGTTAACGCCCAACGCCGTAACAACACCTGTGCCCGTTGTAGTGGTCGCAGGCGCTACGCCCGCGCCGCCGCCGATGACCAAAGCATTCGCCGCTAACGTCGCCGACGACGCCCAGGTGCTTGCGGATGAAAAGTAAGGAACGCCGCCCGACGTCCCCGCAACCGTTAACGCCAACGTGCCAGACCCGGTAACAGGCGACCCGGTTACCGATATGAGGCCGCCGGTAAATGTCTGCCCAACGCTAGTCACCGTGCCGGTAGTTGGGGTGGTCCAAGTAGGCGTACCGGCGCCTGCGCTGGTCAGCACCTGGCCCGCAGTGCCAGCCGCAGTAAAACCATAGGCGGTGCCGGTCCCATATGGAACAGCGCCAGCAGTTGGGGTTGCAGCACCATTCGTACCGCCGTTAGCGATTGCTAGTGTTCCGCCCAACGTAATGGTGCCCGACGATGTTATGGGGCCGCCCGACGTCGTAAACCCGGTGGTGCCGCCAGATACATCCACGCTGGTGACAGAGCCCCCTGGCGCCGTAGTCCACCCCGGCGAACCAGCGCCGTTGCTGGTCAATATTTGTCCGGGCAAGCCAACCGTCGTAAATCTATATGACGCGCCGTCACCATACGCTATGGCGCCGGATTGCGGCGTAGACGTAGAGTTTGTTCCGCCATTTGCAATAGGCGTAACGCCGGTTCCCGCGCCGGTGATGGTGAACAGGTTTAGAAAGAATCGATACCACTCGCGTGATATTTGACCGTTTCGCGCGTCCAAAAATGGAACGCGTGGTGGTGTGATATTAGTGGTATTGTCAGCCATTAGTTGCAGATACGGTCAATTCAGCGCCGATAATGGCTACTTTTACTGGGTCGGTGCCGGACACTTCGTAAACCCTGTCTCGAATCTTTTCCGTCATCCCTAACCGGCGCCAAATGGCCCGCGTGCCATACGACCCAATTGCGCCCATTGATGTCCAATGTTCGTTTGACCAGGTGTGACCACCATCGTCAGACCAACGAAGCATGGCTTGAGGGTCACTGCCTTGCCCGGTGTTAAGGCCAACGCCCGTTTCGCAGTCAAGCTGTAGCGAATGCTGCGCCGTTCGCTTTAGGTTGTTTTGCCCAGATGGCAGCGCTCGCCACGACCGAAGCCAACGCTGTACCGCGCCGTTGTCCGCATAAACATCGAGGTCAAACGCATAGATATTGCCGTTGGCGTAATCACCCACCACGATTTCGTTGTTGTAATTCATTTGGCAGTTGCTGATATGCCGCGTAAATTGGCCGTTGCTGAACGCGGCCCGTTCATGCCAAGCGCCGGTTGCAACGTCGTACACCCAAGTAGCGTTGCCGGTTGGAAAAATCAGCACATAAAACGAATGCCCGTCTTGCTGGTAAGTGTAGCCAATGGCGTCGGAGATGGTAGCGTAGCCTTGAATGGCAAACTCTATGGCGTGTGTGCTAATCCGTTGACCGGTGTAACCGTTCGCCCGGTAGACCATACCGTTGCCACGGGCGTCGGAGCCCAACCAGAATAGCCCATTGTCCATCTTGGCTACTGAATACGGAGCCGCGCAACCAAGCTCGTTAAATGCGCCCTGTATGCGCTCCAGCGGAAACGCTGCCGCGCCTGAGTCGTACCACACCTCAACGGTGTTGGTGCCAAACAGCCACGCCTCGCGGTGGTCAATCGCAATGGCAAGCAGACCGTCAGGGGAACCTTCGGCGCTAGCAAAATCCAACGGATCTACCGACGTTCCATCCAGCAACTGAGTGACCCAAATCCTTTGCGAATTGGGTTCGTTGAACACGAAGTACCCGTCCAAATACCCCACCGTTACCGCGCCGGGAAAGTCAGGGTCGGTAATTTGCGCGAACACGCCGGTGCTGGCGTTGTAGAT